GTACGATTCAACGCAGGGCAAAGGTGCCCATGAGTATGAATTGTTAATTTATAATAAATTGTGTCCCTCTGATGACGCTTGGTATGCTCTTATGCAACAAGCGGACACCAAGGGCTATTCTAAATTTTACAAGTACGAAGTTCCATATACTCGTAAGAGCGGAGATCAGAATACTTCTATTGGCAACACTCTCCTCAATTTCTCCGTACATAAATATGCTATGGAGAGTTGTGGGATAACAGATTATTTCATGATTGGCCTTGGTGATGACAATGTTATCGCCTACAAGGGCCAAATTGACGTCCTGAAGATTCAAGACATTATCGAGAGTTTTGGGCTTAAGCCCAAGTTGAAAGTTACCAATGACCCTTCGTATTGTAGCTCTGTCTTTATACCCTGTTGGAGACGGGGTAGAGAAAGTTTTGTATTAGGACCAGATCCCTACAGGTTTATCTCAAAATTTGGGTTTACTGTTAGTAAAGTATTACCAAATGAACGTTTAGGCGTTCTTAAAAACAACGTTATTAGTGTGAATACGTGCTCATTTACACCACTAATGCGCGTTTATGAACGGCATTATAATAGTGGTGCGGTCGCAGCCGTTGACAATAAGAATTGGGTTGCTCATTTTAGTAATGAGCTAGTTGTTGGGAGAGATGTTGAGATGTGGTTCTGTAATAAATACGGGATCACAGCCGTCGAACTTGAAGAACTAGAAAGATTTCTTTCTTCAATGCTAAACACGTGCGATGGTGCTTGTTTTTTTCAACATCCACTCCTCTAATTACACTTTTAGGCCATGCCCCCTGGTCAGGGAATATGGATTGGCAACCAGGCCTTAGCATGCCATGGCATAAAAATGCCAAATAAAAAATCAAAACGCAAAAATCCTGGGCAGAAGTCACAGGTCGTTCGTGCCCCTAAAAGTAAAGGGCGCCCTCGCCAACGCAATCAGCTTTTTAGCACCGTTGGCAAAACAATTGGTGGTATCCTTGGGTCTAATTATGGCCCAACAGGATCAGCAGTAGGTTCCCTTGTTGGTGATGCAGCTGGACGCTTGATTTCCCACGTTACTGGTCGTGGGGATTATATGGTGTCTGCAAATTCACTTTTACCTGATATGAACTCACAGATACCGCAATTTGGAATGATTGCTGGTGGAACTCGTATCAGACATAGGGAATATGTGCAGGACATCAACTCATCTGTTCTTTTTAACAACAATGCATTTGTCATTAACCCAGCTAATGTATCGTTGTTTCCTTGGTTGTCGACCATTGCCCAACGTTTTGAGCAATGGAAACCTATGGGAATCATCCTCGAATTCAAATCTTTATATTCTGATGCAGTTGTTTCAACCGCTGCCACAGCTTCCCTTGGTGCAGTTATCATGGCAACAGAATATAACGTCTTGGCTAACCGGTTTAATAGTAAAATACAAATGGAAAACACCCAATTTGTGACATCTAACAAACCAAGCCTTTCTTTTCTTCACCCTATTGAGTGCATGCCAAGTCAATCTCCTAACTTTCCACTATACGTCCGCCCAGCATCTGGGTTTGCCGTTTCTGGTGATGATAGGTTGTATGACTTGGGTCTTTTTCAACTTGCTACTCAAGGTCTACAAGGTGATGGTATAGATATTGGCGAGCTCTGGATTACGTATGATATCGAATTATACAAACCAGTGCTTGATGATTTGAACACTCCTACAACAACCTCACATTTGTTACTACAAAACGTTCAGCTAGGCGCAATCACAGGTAATGGTGTCCTAGGTTTTAGTAACAATTTTTCTATCAATGAGTTGTCACTTACCACCTCCACTAACGTCATAAACTTTCCTATTAACTCAGCCGGTTATTATGAAGTCTATGTTCGTTGGGGTGGGGTCCCATCAACTACTGTTGACGGCTTGTATCCTTTCATAGCCGTATTCAATTGTAATTTCTTAATACCTATTGTTGGTACAGCATATCTGTCTAACAATTTGGCTAATAGTGCAGTTTATGCCACACTTCAGGCTACACCTTCTGTTGGTGGAACCGACCAACGGGTAGCAACGAATGTTTTGCAGGTGTTGTCTAATGACACCATTGCAACAATTCGCATTGATGTACCAAGTGGTCCATATTCTGGCTATCCACAAGACCCTTCTTTTGGTGACGTTGTCATCAATTTTCTTGGGTTTGTGCCACCTGTTTAAGAAATCTAAATTTATGCAAAATTTAAATGGTTTTGATTTTATCTTCGTATGATCTTTGACCGCCGAGTGCCTTAATCTCGGTCTATATTTCTAGAATGACA